TGTAAGTTCAGCGATATAGGCATTTGCTGCCCCACCATCTGTACCGATAACATCATCGGCTGTACCACCTGATGCTAAACCACCATGTAAATCAATCAATATTGTGGTTATAATATCACCACCGATTTTATTTATGAATGTGTTAATAGCGGCATCTGTAATACCAGAACCGTGAGCATTTGGGGTTACGTTAAATATTGTAGCAGCTGTACCTAAACTTGAGTTATTAGCACCTGTTGATGTACCTGCGGCTACGATGTTGTCTCTACCTGAAGTTGCTACTTTTTGTACTTCTAAGACACCACCACTTGATGCAACAATCTGTTCTGTAATAGCTCCAGTTGTTGCGCTTTGAGAAACGGTTTTAAGACCGTTCTTAGAACGGACTGCACCTGAAAATGTTGAATTGCCCATATTAATCTCCTTGTCTTGGCAAATGTCAGCTTACGCTGTCAAGGTGAAAGTTAAAGGAGGGCGATTTCTCGCCCCCCAAGTTTGCTAGTTAAGCGGCTCCTGTTGAACCGTAAATTCCAAGTGGATCAGATACACCGAAAGAGTATCTTT